TCCACTCCCCCTCTCGGAGCATCTTGGTTTTCTGGCCGTCTTGAATCTTGCCCTTGCATCCCTCGCACTCATAATAGGTCGAGGATTTCACTAGGGCGTAATCATAAACGCCATCTTCTATCTTGGCCGCTTCATCCCACTTCACTTGTCCCCAGATTAGTTTTTGTTTTAATCCGCAATGGGGACAAGGCACAAAATAGAAGCGCATATCGCCCTTCTGCCATTCAGCCCAAATTATTGAGTCGGCAGTTGTCGGGGTGCTGGTTGCTATGATTAAATGATTGGGGTAGGTGCTAACTCGCGCCTCTGCTAACTGCACCGGATTGGCCTCCCTCCCCGACCCCGCTTGCTCTGGAAACTTGTCCACCTCATCCATGCAGAGCAAAGCAATCGAGCGACTAGAAAGAGCCGAGGCACTTGTTCCCGCCCACCAGACCGAGCATCGCTTGAAATGTTGCTCTAGGATTTTGATTCGGTCTGTATTTTCTGGCCGTTCTTTGGCTAGGGCTGGGCAATCGTCCACCATCGGAAGCCAGCGGGTTTCTGTAAATGATCGAGCTAGATGTTCCGAAGGCATCACCCACAAGACCGGGCAAGGCCGTTCTGCTACTCGGTAGGCTAGGCCAGCGAGAATCGTTGTAGTCTTTGAGGTCTGCGCCCCCCAGACCAACACCACCCTCCGAATCGAATCATCGCCAAAAGCCTCTAGGGGTTCACGGACATAGGGCGTGAGGGTTGTTGAATATGCTCCGGGTATGTTCGTTACCCTCGCAGAGAGCGTGAGGTTTTTCTCTGCCCATTCTGGAATCGATAGTTGCTCTCTTGGCTCAAAGAAACTTCGGCTGAACGCCCCGATGTTCATCTCTTAACCAGATAATCTTTTGCATACGCCCACGCTGGATTCATGTGAATCTTATGATGGCACTCAAAGCAAACCGCCAAGAAAAACTCCACCTCATTCAGCCTATCCCCAAACCTCCCTCGCCTATGGTGAACTTGGCTAGCCATCTTGCTCTGGCAAACTTGGCAGACTGGCGTGTTGCCCAAAAACTTCTCTCGCACATCAGAATAGACCTCGTTCTGCTTTCGTCTCTTGGCAGACACTCGGCGTAGTTTTCCCCCTCGCTTGAGTGGGGTTTTGCGTTTAAGGGGCGAGCGTTTCATCGGTCAAAGAATGGAACATCGTGGGCACATAAATCCCTAAACTCTGGTATCTGCATAAGGGTTTTGTGAAGTGCTACTGGGTCTGCTTTGTCCCTAACAACTGCGTGATGAAAGTGAACCATCCAGTATCTTCCCACTCCCTGCCGTGTCTTTGGGTAGTTTTTGAAGCAACATCCTACACACATAGAAAACCCATATTTGCTTTCAAAGTTTTTGAGTTGCCCTTTGGCGGGAATAAAAAGCGTTGAGTAGCTAGAGTTCCGGCAGTAGGCCAAGGCTATTCTTGTTGGCTTCGTTGTTTTCATTCGTCAAAGAACGGCAGAATCAATCCCAGCAAACCAAGGGTGGCGAGGATGATAAGAAAACATTCATTCACTTTTTTATCCACTTCCCGATGCACTCAAATAAGGTGGCAAGTAGATAGGCGAGAATAATGCAAGCCCAGAACGCCACATTGAGTAACACGATTCCAAGCACTATTCCGACACCTATTTTTAGCCCTAGTATCATTTAAACGCCCCCTCTGCTTTCTGGATGGTAACAAAGATTTGATTGATTCCGTCTTGGATGGCTTGCTTTGCACACTCTGGGTCTGATGGGTTTGCTCTGGCCGCTAGGCTCGAGGGAAGGGCATCCAGAAGCGATCTGATTGCTCCGTGCCACTTCGTTATCCATTCTTGCACTTCCCCCATCCGAACTGTGACTCGGCTCACTTCTTCCCATCGAGCGTGTTCCATCTCTGCTTCTGCGACTCGCTTTTTTGCTTCGCCCCATCCTTGCACCGCTGCTCTCATTGCGACTGGGTTTTGATTGTTTGCCGCCGTAGCTACCAATGAGTAAGCAACTACCTCGGCTTGCTTCGCTCGATTCAATCTGCCAAGCGAGGTTTTCGATTTGTATGACTCGGCATCCGAGTCTTTTAATGGCTCGGAGGAGATCGGGGATGGTGTTCGGGCTATCTGTGATTTGCTCACCCTTTTTTGATTTGCGAGCCTCCATCTTTGAGCGTCTGACTCGGAAGTGAGGGGCATTCCTCGCTTTACCATTCGAGACAACTGCCCCGCATCGATGCCCCACTTTTCTCGGAGTTCTTTTTGTGTAATCATTGGCTAGGGTAACTGCGGAGGGATAGTTCTCATTCATTTGGCAAGCGTGGCCTTTTTGCCAGTAAGGTTTTCCCATCGCTTCACAATCACATCGCAGTAGTTGGGGCTGATTTCCATTCCGTAACATTTTCTTCCTAATTGCTCGGCGGCGATTAGGGTTGAGCCACTTCCTAAAAATGTATCTATTATTAGCCACCCTAATTTACTGCTGTTTTTTATTGCTCTTTCGCATAGCTTGATTGGCTTCATTGTTGGATGCCCATCAGATTTTTTTGGCTTTGGGTATTCCCAAATAGTATCTTGAGTTCTGTCCTCCACTCTTTGTCTATTTTTTCCCTCTTTCCAACCATATAAACAAGGCTCGTTTCTTGAGTGATAATCTCCTTGAGAAAGAACTAAAGAATCTTTAACCCATTGAATTGTTGGTGGTTTTGCTTGCCTCCATCCAACATCTCGAACCGCTCCTATAAATTCATAGGCGTGTATGTCTGAATGCCAAATATAATAATTTGCTCCATCCCTCAAGTTCAAATTAACATTTACAAAGCAACTGTAAATAAATTTTCTTAACTTTTCACCCTTTAGATCATCATTGGTAACGCCCTCATAATCGACTCCATAGGGGGGGTCTGTGAAAACCATATCTGCCTTCTCTCCGTTCATAAGCCTAGACACATCTGCCTCGCTTGTGGAATCCCCGCAAAGCAATCTGTGTTCACCAAGTAGCCACAAGTCGCCCAGCTTGGTAACCGCATCGACCGGAACTTCTGGCACTTCGTCCTCGGTTACTTCTGGGTGTGCGTCCTCCATCATCAAGGCAATCTCATCCATCCCGAACCCAGTAATTTCCATGTCTAGATCGCCAGTATCGATTTCCTCTAGGATGTCTTTGAGCATCGGCATATCGAACTCTCCGCTCAACTTGTTGAGGGCTATGTTGGCCGCCTTCTCCTTCTGCTCGTCCAGATCGACCGCCCACACATCAACCTCGGTTTTGCCCATCGCCTTGTAGACCTTTAGCCTCTGGTGGCCTCCAACCACATTCCCAGTTCGAGCATTCCAAGTGATCGGCTGGATGTTTCCGAACTCCGCTAGGCTCTTGGTCAATCGACCCATCGCCTCATCGGAGATTTTTCTTGGGTTATATTTTGCCCCCGATATCTCGGAGATTTTTTTGGTTAATAGACAAGGATATTTCATGGGGTTAGAAAAAGTTACGCAAGATTTGTGGTGTAAGTGTTTGACATAAAGATTCTTGGGTCAACTCCCACAAAAAGTTTGCGGTCGGAACCTGTTTTGGGTTGTTTGGGCAAAGTAAAAGTTACCTAAATGCCCTAGCCATAGCAAATTACGCCTAGTTATGCGTAAGTACCCTATAATCAACGACCCTGCTTCTGTAAGTCGCACTTGTGCCTTGTGTAAGAACTTGCGTAAGTCGCATATCCCTTTGGGGTGTGTCCCTTTTGTCATAGCTCGCCCCCTGCCTCCTTATAAGCCTCCACGATAGGGCGTGCCTCCTCAAGGAACTGGGTCTTTTGGGCGGGTGTCCATTGGGTAGGGCTCTTGCGTGCTAGCCATTGGCGAGCCTTGATGATGTAGCTATGCCATGCCTGTTCGGCCTTGGGGTTGGAGGTCTCGATAGGGTCTGGTAGCAAGCCAGTCCAAAGGGCTAACTGCTTGAGGCCACCGGGGGTGGGGGCTTGGAGGCTTGGCCTTGCCTTGGCCACACGCTCATATCGCCTTGCCTGCTCACCGTTTATTTGTGCTATGTCTTGGATGGCTTCGAGGTCTAGCCCCTCGGTTCTGGCTGATAGCAGGATGTCGCCTGCGTCTGCGGCTAGTCCGATGGCCTGCCCCATCTGTTCGATGGCTGTTTCCTTGGCCTTTTCTAAGGCCTTGACCGTGCGTTGTAGCTCCATGCCTATTTGCTTTTCGCTCATTTTGGGATGTCCTTTTTGGGTTATGCCGTGGCCTCAACGAGTTCCTCATTTTCGACTTCGGCGGGTGGTTCGATCTCTCGAAATCTATCGGCGTGAAATCCTCGCTCCGGGTGCGGTGGGGTGGTCGAGCATGGGTTCTTTAGCCCCTCAAGGTAGACCACAACCTCCCCCTCTTGGCCGTTCAGCCCTATCCCTACCCCTAGTCCCCTCACCACATACACCTTGTCCTTTATGGGGAGGTGGTTGTAGAAAAGGATGATCTCCGTGGGGAAGCGGTCGTCCACACATATCACTTTCGAGCCTGCCCTCACCGTTTTTTTCCTCGTGGTTTTATGCCTTTTGCCCACGCTTCCGAGTTCCATTTGGGGCATTCTTCCCGCCTCTTTTTGTGAACCCTCAAAGCTCGCTCCTTGTAAATCTGCCTCACCCTTTCGCTCCTCTGGATGCGTAGCACCAGCCCAGTCCGTTGTGATAGCTCCGTAAGCCGTGCCGAGATGGCCGCTCTGGTATAGGGCTTGCCGGTGCTTGGGTTAATGTAACGCTTTGCGATTGAGGTCAGCGAGTCGGGGCTTCGGTTCGTGGCTAGGGCTAGCAAGGATTCGTCCAAGGTGTCGTCCCGCCGATGCCTCAACATTTGGCTATCCCCTTCGTGCTTTATGGTCTGCTCCACCACCTCTGCCGTGAGCTTGGCTAGCTGGTCGAGGTCGATGCTGGGGTTCATCGCCTTCATCTTTGCGAGCCGTTCCTTGACCCGATCTTGCAGGGTGTCGATATGCTCTGCCATATCGGGCGTGTAACTAGCCAAGATGCTGTCTGCTGGGTCTTGGCCGAGGTGGTTCATTTACTGGATTTCCACAACTGCCGTCCGTCCCACCCTTGCCAATTCCCGCCTTGCTTGCCGTTCTGATGCGTAGAAAAGGTCAACGACTGGCAACCTAGATTTACCCGATGCCTTTCGGGATATGACTGCCGTTCCAGTGTCGTGGGCGTGGTAGGTCTTGCCTTCAATGACTAGCTTTGTTCCGTAGGGGATAAGGCGGGGGTCAACTGCACAAGACTTGCCAGATACCAACCGTTTTCCTGTGGAGCTTTTCCACCCGAACTCGTCCTCGCCAAGCCAGTAGGCCGTGATTCTGGCCTTGATGGTTTTCTTGGGTGGCGGTTTGGGTAACTCAACCATTATGTTTGCCCCCTGCACCGAACCGAGGAGGGCGATGGCTAGGATGAGGATGGCTTTTTTCATCGTTAGAAAGTGGAGTTGCTCGCACAAGTGGCGGTAGCGTCTCGATGGGGATTCGTCTCCCTTGGTTCTTTTGCCTTCTGCGTTGTCAATCGTGGCCTTGAGCTTGTCGATCTGTGCCTCGATTGCCTTGGCCTCCATCTTATTGATTTTATTGTTCACGCTTCAACGGCCTCCCGCCAATGGCATCGCTTGTTCCGTCTCTTTAGTTTGCCGCCCCCCTCAAGACAGCGTAGGTGGTACTGAATCGCCCCATGGGTTTTGCGAAGAACTTGGGCGATGGTGCAAGTGGGAATCTCGTTAGTAATCAAAGTGAACACGGCATCCCTCAACATATCGATGGTCGCTTGATTGCGGTTCTCGGCATAGAGCTTCGACATCTCCTTGCCGGGGTAGCGGTCAGATAAAATGCCCTTTGCCTTTGCCTCTGAAGATGTGAAGGGTTCGTTCATTGAATGTGCAAGCTACTTTGAGTCTGGTTTGAGGCAAGGGATGATTTTAAGTTGTTCATTTCTGCAAATAATACTCGGCCACTCGCTTGCCGCTGTTGGTTTGAACGGTGCGCTTTTCGATCTGATGCCCCGCCTTTTTCAAGTCGCACACTCGACTCGCCAACCGGAAACACTTGAACCATTCCAGAGCTTCCAGA